TCCTCACCTTCAACGCACTCATGGATCGCATGGTAAAACTGACCTACTCGGACCGCAGCGAAGCGGCCTGGGTTTCAGTCGCGACCACCAACGCGGGCTTCAGCGGCAAGACGTCAGGCATCAAGAAGCTCACCAATGCGTGGCTGGGGGCGACGGGCTCCGACCTGGAGGAGATCGCCAAGCAGACCGGCCGCGACGGTCAGGGCTTCATGCGCGACTTTGGTCTGATGCGAGGAGGCAAGATCTGACATGGCCGTCGACCGTGGGGAACTGCGATACAAGATCGCGATCGAGGATTCGTTCACCAAGCCGATCACGCAGTTCCGCACGGAGCTGCTGAAGGCGAAGAGCACCCTCGACTTCGTCAAGACCTCCACGGTCGGCTTCCAGACCATGTCGCGGGACATCACGGCCGCGACGGCCGCCCTCCGACAGTTCCGCACGACCGCGCAGCAAACCGCGAGCACCGGCGCCGGTGTCAACCGAACCGGGATCCAGAACCTTCAGGCGGCCCAGGCCCAGCTCAAGACCCTCGCGCAGCTCCAGAAGCAGCAGGCCGCGCTCCAGAAGCAACAGGCGCAGGCCGCAAATCAGGCCGCGACGGCCCAGAAGAGGGCCGACGACGCCTCGGTTCGATCTCGGCGCGATGCGCTGAAGGCCCAGAAGGATTTGAATCGGGAGCAGGAGCGCCTGAACCGGGCCCTGTTCGGCACCGAGAAGGGTGTCAACCGCGTGGCCTTCACGTTCCGGCGCCTGTTCGGAATCCTGGCCGCGTTCACGATCGCCCGCGAAGTGGTCGGCGGCTTCGCAAACCTCATCACTAGCTCGGTCCAATTCAACCGCACGATCGAGGAGAGCCGCATCGGGCTCGCGGGCCTGTTCACGGCCTTGGGCGACGTGTCGGACGCGGCCGGCAACCTCCAGAAGGGGCCGGATGCATTCGCGACCGCGCTCGGGATCGCCGACGACCAGATCCAGAAGTTGCAGTCGGACGCCCTCAAGACGACGGCCACGTTCCAGCAGCTCGTCGAGGTCTTCCAGGTCGCGGTCGGCCCCGGCCTCGCCGCCGGCCTCCAGGTCGACGAGATCCGGCAGGTGGCCGTGCTCGTGTCGCAGGCCGCGAGCGCGTTGCGCATCTCACAGGATCAGCTCTCGGAAGAAATCCGCGCCCTGCTGACCGGCGCCGGCACGCAGCGGACCAGCCGCATCTTCACGGCCTTGGGCTTCTCCTCCAAGGAGATCAACGAGGCCAAGGCCGCCGGCGACCTGTTCAAGCTGCTGGAGACGCGCCTGCGCGCTTTCGGCAAGGCCGCGGAGGCTGCCCAGAACACCCTGACCGGCCTGAACCAGCGGTTGAGCGAGGCTATCTCGCTCGTCTCGGGTCGAGCCGGTGTGCGATTCTTCGACGACCTGAAGAAGCTCCTGACCGAGGTCGGAGACCTGTTCGTGGTCGTCGAGCGCAACGCCGAGGGAGTGATCGAGCGCATCACGCCCCGGCCCGAGACCCTCAACACGCTGGCGATCCTGTTCGAAGGGCTCCAGCGAGCCGTCAACATCCTGCGCCAAGGCCTGCAAGAGTTCTCTCTCCGGGAGATCCAGAATGCGGTTGCCCTCATCGCCGATCTGTTCTCGGGCGTGGCCACTGTCGCAGTTGGCTTTGTTCGCGGTTTGGTTAGCGGGCTTTCGGATGTTGCTGTCATTGCCGAAGGCATTTTCGGTAGCTTCGATTCGGAAGCTCTCAAAGAAGTTGTAGCGCTGGTCACCCGCATCGGCACCCTGCTCGCGGGCGCCGGCCTCGCGGTCGGGGCGATCACCCTCGCCTTCAAACTGCTCGTCGCGCCGGTCGTCATCGTCGTCAACCTCCTGGACAAGATGCTCCTCCTGGCTCGGGGCATCTTCGTGGCGATCTCCAAGGTGCCCGGAGGCCTGTTCACTTGGCTCGGCATCATCATCGCGATCTTCGCCGGGTTCGGCGAAATCTTCGAGGCGATCCTCGGGTTCCCGCTGACGATCAAGGACGTCGCCAATATCTTCGCCCTGTCGTTCGAGACCGCATTCAAGACGATCGTCGGGCACGGCGAGATCATCTTCAAGGAGTTCGCGAACTTCCTGGTCCCGATCTTCCAGGACCCGATCGGCCAGATCAGCAAGCTCTTCCTGGACCTCTTCAGCTCGATCCTCCAGGCCACGAGCGGGCTCGCGGCCCTGCTGGGAATCTCGGAAGAGTTCCGGGCCGACATCGAAGATGCAATCACGTCGCTGAACAAGTTGAGCGACCAGCGGAAGGCCAAGCCGATTTTCGACACGGCGCAGGACCGCAAGGAGTTGTCCCAGCTCGAAGAGGATACCAAGGCGGCGTTCGACCGGATCGCGCAGGACATCGCGGAGCGCGAGGCCAAGAAGGATTTCAACATCAAGCCGGAGCTGGATGAAGGCTTCACGGCCGACATCCTCAACATCGTCAAGACGATCAACGCGCAACTGACCGGCTTGATCGGTGGCGACATCATCGACGAAGAGGCCATCGCCGAGAAGTTGAACAAGGTGGTGGAGGGAGTCAAGACCGGCTCGCTCAAGGCCTCGGCCCAGATCGACGAGCAGGTTCTCACGGCCTTCGACAAGCTCATCATCAAGATGGCGGACTCGTCGGCCGCGATGCTGAACCTGCTGACGTCGGCAGTGAACAGCTTCGCCAACTTCGCGGCGGACGCGATCGTGAACGCTTTCGATCCGACGAACGATACGACGATCAAGGAGCAGTTCGCGCGGTTCTTGCAAGGTCTCGCGAAGCAGATCATCCAGACGATTCTCACGCTGCTGATCGCGACGGCCATCGCCAAGGCATTCGGCGTCCCGCTGCCGACCGATACGACGCCTCCGCCCACGATCCCGGGCTTCGCCGAGGGCGGCTCGGTCCCGGGCGACAAGGCCGTCTCGATCCCGCGACCGAGCTACATCCCGCGCAGTGACACGGTCCCCGCGTGGCTGACCCCGAACGAGTTCGTGCAGACGGTCGACGCAGTCCGTCGCTACGGCGTGGACGTGATGGAGGCCATCCGGTCGGGATCGATCGACCCCCTCGCCCTGCGCTCGCTGGCGGGCCTGGACACGGGCCGCAGCATCCGGCGCTCGGTGGCCCGCTCCGGAGGAATGGCCTACGCGGACGGCGGTCTTGTGGCCGCCACGAACGTGCAGCAGACCCGCGACACGATCGCGGCCTCCGAAGGCAACGCCCAGCCTCCGATCGCCCTCGTGGTCGGAAACGAGCAATCTCTCGACAGGTTGCTCGCCGGTGGCAAGCGTTCCATGCTAGACTTCATGCGCCAGAACGCAGGCGCAATCGACGGAATCCTTTCGAAGAATCGACGAGCATAACCATGGCACTGAAGTGGATCGACGGAGCCGAAGGCTGGGAAGACGGCACCTACGCAACGCGCGCCTACGCGGATACGAATCTGGCCAGCACGGCCACCCCCGGCCGCGTAAGCCCCGGCACGCGATACTGGAACCTGAATACCTCGCGGGCGCAGACGCCCAGCCTTGGAGTCCAGAATACCTGGATCGTCGGCCTGGGGCTTTTCCTCGCCAACACGGGAGCCTTCACCGTCAAGTTCTTCTCGGGCGGCACCGAGCAGTGCCGCTTCGAGATCGAGAACTCGGGCGGCCTCCCGCGCTGGAAGCTGATGCGTGGCGCAACGCAGATCGGTTCGGCCTCGGCCACCTTCGCCCTGAACCAGTGGTTCTTCTTCGAGTTCAAGGTCGACGTCCTCACGAGCGGTGCGGCCTACGAGGCACGGCAGAACGAGGTCCAGATCATGTCAGGCTCGGGCGCCAACCTCGCGAACGGGGGCGCGAATGGCGCCGACTCGATCGGGTTTGGCTACGCCGGCCTGGGGCGCATGGACGACATCTACGTCTGCGACTCGACCGGCTCGGTCAACAACAACTTCCTGGGCGACGTTGTTGCGGTTCACATCCTGCCGGCGGCCGAGGGGCACCAAATCGATTTCACGCCCAGCACAGGCACGAACAACGCGGCTCTCGTGGACGAGACGACGGCCTCCGCTGCGGACTTCAACTCGTCGGACACGAACACGCACGAGGATTACTACACGTTCGCGGATCTCCCTCCGACGGGCCTGGGCACGATCCTCGGTATTCGCGCGAGCGGCACCTGGGCGATGGCTAGCACGGGCTCGCGCGTGTGCCGCTACCGCTACTACAACGGCTCCACGGAGTTCACCATCGGGGCCAACTTCTCGGCCGCGACGACGACTCTTGTCGAGCTGCCGCAGATCATCGAGGTCAACCCCAACACGGGAGTGGCCTGGACGAAAACCGAAATCGACGCCGCCGAGTTCGGCGTGGAGGTTGTGAGCTAATGGCCCTTCGATGGATGGAAGGTTTCGAGCACCGGCAAACCAGTGCCTATCACTCCCGGCTCTACACGTCCTTTGCGGGCGCCCTCAATACTGGTGCGGGGCGCAAGCACGGAAACGCGGGCTCCGGGAGCAATGTCCAACTCCTCACCCGCGCACTCGTCGGGTCCGTGCAAAACACCTGGATCTTCCAGTTCGCGGTCCTGAAGACGGATGAAAGCGCGATCACGAACACTGCGGTGTTTGCCCTCTACAACTCGGTAGGGGAGCAGCTCGCGGTGCATCTGCTGGCCGCGCCCTCCCCGGACGCAGCGGCCTACAAGATCGAGATCCGCCGAGGCGCGACGGTGCTGGCGACGGCCAACCGTCTCTTCCGGCCCGGCACGAACGGCAAGGGATGGTGGGTCTTCCAGCTCAAGGCCACGGTGCGCACCGGCACGAACGGCGTGGTCGAGCTTCGCGCCTGGGACCACCTGGGGGCGCAGAGCACCGTCATCGCCTCGACGGGCTCCCTCAACACCGCGAACCAAGGCACTGATGGGGCCGATCGCGTGTTCTTCGGCCCGCAGGGCACCCTCTCGATCTTCCGCATCGACGACATCGTGGTGATGGACAGCACCGGCTCGGTCAACAATGATTTGACCTCGACGCCCATCATCGTCTACGGCGAGCGCGCGAATGCAGACGTGGCCGGCGAACTCGACTGGATTCCTAGCACGGGCACGAACCACTCGGTTCTCGTGGATGACGATCCTTTGACGGGGTCCGGAGACGTGGATGAAGTGACTTCCGAAGTCGTCGGCGACGTGGACCTCTACGGCCACTCCCAGACGCAGCTCGACCTCGCGCCCACGGGAGCGCCCCCGACTGTGCTCGGGATCCAGGTCGACATGGAGGGCCTGATGAAAACCTCGGGCACGCGCACGGTGCGCGCCCGGTTCAAGGACAGCTCCAACCAAGCCGACGACACGGTCGACATGGTCTACAACGACACCGCGAAGGCCTCCCGCTTCACGGTGCTGGAGCAAAACCCCACCGGCACGCCCGCGGCCTGGACGCTGGCAGTTCTCAAGACGATCGAATTCGGACCGAAACTGACCGCGTAACATGGTAGCCATTCGCCTGCATCGATACGGCGTCGAGGCCCTCGCCGATGCCGGCACCAAGGTTGCCGTAGGGCGCCTCGGCTATGAGGCCGCTCTCGAACAGTCAGGCGGAGGCACGGTCCGGCTCCATCGCTACGGGATCGAGGTTCTCGCCAAGCCGGCGCCGAAGCTCGCGGTGTCGCGCGTCGGGCACGAGGCCGCGTTGGCGGAGACGGGCGGAGGCCCGGTCCAGCTCCACCGCTACGGGATCGAAGTCCTGTTCGACAACTCGGTCACGCTGGCGATCTCCCGCGTGGGCTCGGAGTCGGCCCTCTTGCAGACCGGCGCGGGTCCAGTCCAGCTCCACCGGCTGGGTGTCGAGGTCTTGGCGAAGACCGGGGTGCCCGACCCGGTGCCGCTCCCGCTCGCGGCCGACATCGAGTTCTGGATGCATAACTGGGTGAACGAGGTCGAGATCGAGACGTCCTACGAGACCGACGTCGTGCGCTCTCCCGACACCCTCGCCGAGGAGCGGCGCTCGCTCTATCAACGCCCCGCCCGCACCCTGGCCCTTCGGTGGACGCGCCAGAGCAAGGAGGAGATCTATCAGCTCCGTCTGATGCTGCGCCGCATGACGGGCGAGAACGTCCAGATCCCGATCTACCCGGACGTCACTGCGCTGAACGCGGACGCCGGGCCATCGGACACGACGTTCCAGATCACGACCACGAACAAGCGCTTCTACGTCGGCGCCCGGGTTCTGTTCTTCCGCTGCAACGAGACCTATATCCAGCGCACGGACGTTCTGACTGGGATCATCACCGAGCTGTCGGCCGCGCACATCAAAATCGACGGGCTTGGGCTCGGCATCGCTCTCACGGCTGGAGTCCACTGCGTCATCCCCTTGATCGACTGCGAGATCCACATGGAGCCCGAGGTCACCTGGGAAACCGCTGAGGTCGGCGATGTCGAGCTGACGGTGCGCGAGCGCCGGGGCATGAACTCGCTCCCGCCTCTCACGGTCGGCCTGCCCCCGGGCTTCCCTCACCGGCTCGGCCTGCCAGTCTTCGAGATCGAGCCGAACTGGATCCGCGGCGTCGTGACGTCCTATCAGCGGCACGGCCTGGAGCAGCGCATTGGCCGCCGGCTGGTCCCGTTGCCTGATGGCGACCGCTACGCCCAGGTGCAGAGCTGGGACCTCGCGCCGATCCTGCGTGAGGATTGGTATCGCGTCGCCTCGATGTTCGACAGCCGGCGCGGGCGAGCACTCGCGTTCTGGGCGATCGATCGCGAGTTCTCCTGGACCGTCACGAACACGACGTCGATCTTCATCGACATCGCACCGTTCGGTCGCTTCGTGGATTTCAACCAGATCTGGACCGAGCAGAACATCGGCGCCGCGATCGTGATGAAGGACGGCACGATTCACTTGATGCAGGTGAACACCGTCTCCGACAACGGCTCGTTCTGGCGCCTGACGGCCGTCGGAGGCCAATCGATCCAGCAGCCGATCGACCTCTCGCAGATCGACTTCTTCGCGCGAGCGCGCATTTCCCGCTTCGACTCTGATGCCCTGCGCGAGGTCTGGAAGACCAACAACGTCTGCGAGATCCGCCTGCGGACCATCGAAGTGCAGAACGAGAAGGTGGTAGACTTCGACTAATGGTCCTCAACGCACTCGACCTCTCCGTCAAGGAGACTTGGCAATTCGCCAAGTTCCGCAATGCCGCGACCGGCGCCGTGATCGCGGCCTACACCGATCGCGACTCGGACACTGAGTTCGAGGGGCAGATCTACACGTCCGAAACCTCGATGGAGATCCAGCTCCCCGAGAACAACGGGCTGCTGAACGAGTCCCCCTGCAACTTCGTGCTGCCCCTGCTGGCCGGCTTCCCGACCGAACTGACCTCGGGCCTGCCCTACCCGCCCGTCTACGTGAACGTGGTCGAGTTCGTCCGCGGCGAGGGCGTGAGTGCCGTGGCCATGCGCACCTTCAGTGGGCTCGTCGCCGCAGCGAAGCGCAACGCGGCCGGGCGCCGCAACTACATCTCGATGTCGGCTCTGCCGATCAAGGCCCGCCTTCAGACGATCACCCTCGGCGAGCCCTGCAACCACCAATGCATCAACCGTCTCGGCGACGCGCGGTGTCAGGTGCCGCTGATCTCGTCCCCGAACAAATTGATCGTGCAGATCTCGGCCATCGACGGAACCGAGGTCACGGTCTCGTCGCCGATCCCGGCCGGGCTCGAAGACCGCTTCTACCAGCGGGGTTTCTTCCAGAAGGACGGGCTCCAGATCGGCATCCAGATCTGGCGCAACGAGCTGCAAGGCGACAAGCAAGTGTTCTTCCTGAATCGCCGGCCGCCGAATAACTGGGTCGGCGTCAACCTCGACCTGTTCGCCGGCTGCGACAAGACGATCGAGACTTGCCGCTCCCGCTTCGACAACGAGTCCCAGTTCAACGGGCGCGGGTATCACATGCCCGCCTACCACCCGAACTACGAGGATGGGGGCTCGCGCCAGTGAGGATTCAATACAACCCGATCCCGCTGACGTGGCGGAGCTTCTCGATCAACGGGGGCACTCACCGCGCCGCGGAAAATGCCCTGCTCCGGCGCATGGCCCGCATCTTCGCCGAGTGGGAGGGCACGCCCTATCGCACCGGACAGCACGTCAAACAGGTCGGGACCTTCTGCACCGCGTTCGTCGCGGCAGTGCTCGACGAGCTGTATAGGCTCGATCGCCCCGTTCCGCTGCCCGAGATCCCGCCCGACGCCTCGTTCCATCACTCGGGCACCGCCCGCGCGGGCCTGCGCTGGTTCCTGCGGCAGTATCCGAACCATGAGCCCATCCCGATCGGCGGAGAGGTCCAGCCCGGCGACGTGCTCGTGACGGGCCCCGGCGGAGGAGGCCCCGGGCATGGTATCCTGGTCGGGCCGGCGGAGAATACTATCTGGCAGTGCTCGGGCGGCTCCGTGCACTTCACCGGCTTCGCGCTCCCCGAACCCTACATCCTCTACGCCGCCTATCGCCTCACCGACCGGATGCTCTGGCTCTAATGGTCACCGAACTCGTCTACCTTGTGATCGCCGTCGGCCTCTCCCTGCTGGCCGGCTACCTGCTCAACAAGAAGAACAAGAACCTCGTCCAGGACGACAAGCCTACGACCCTCGCGACGCGCGGCAGCTACATCCCGCTCGTGAAAGGGCGCCGGCGCATCGGCTGCGTCTTCGGTTACGCGGGCCAGCGCTTCATCCGCAAGGAGAAGGCCCCGGGCGGCAAGGGTGATCTCTTCAGCTCGCCGAAGGTCGAGGTCTATTTCGAGGATGGCTGGCACCTGCTCTGTGTTGGCCCGGTCTACGCGCTGCACGAAATCGAGCAGGGCGGCGACCCGATCTTCACCGGCCCGATCACGAAGGACTCGCACCCCAGCGGCTCGCTCATCGACCTCGGCCCCGAGGGCCAGTTCCGCATCTTCTGGGGCGAGATCGGCCAGCCGGTCAACACCTACTTGGGCGACCCCTCGCGCGTTGGCGTGTCGAGCCGGTGGCCGCAGATGTGCTACATCGAGTGGCGGAGCAAGCGGCTGGGTTCGCAGCCGGTGTGGCCAACGCTGACCTATACGGTCGAGACTCGGCCGCAAACCGTCCACCTGACGCAGTCGCCGGGCTACATCCCCGAGACCCAGGTGTTGGATCCGACCGGCACGACGCCCATCACGGGGCGCCTCAACGGGGCCCCCGGCGTCGGCTACTGGCAGGTGGCCAACTCGTTCACGCACCTGTTCAAGATCAACATGCGGATCCTGATCGACAACAACGTTGGGTTGGGTGTCGACACGGATTACACGGTTCGATCGGTGCAGGTGGTCGACATCGGCTCGGGCATGGGTTTCCCGCCGGAGGTCATCATCGTCACGAGGATTTTCGTCAACGAGACGATCACGGGTGCGGACATCAGCGGCACCGTCGTGCCCTACCAGGGCCAAAAGGACGACGGCTGGAACGCGGCCCACTTGGTAGCCGAAGTCCTGTTCGATCCCTGGCCGGTCGGGCTCGGACTCGACAAGACCGAGTGGGACATGGATTCCTTCGAGTCGTTCGGTGACCTCACCGATACCGACAAGGAGAACCTTCGGTGCTCCGCGCTGGCGCCTGATGCACAGGATGTGCGCGGGTTCCTCGGCGGGCTCATGCAGGACTTCGGCATTCTGCTGCCGATCGACATGGACACGGGCAAGCTGCGGGTCTTCCCCGTCCGGAAGCCCGAGGGCATCCTCCCGAACGTCCCCTTCGACGCGCAGGTGCAGCGGCCCGAGATCGAGGTCCCCCTCGCCGAGCGCCCGGTCGATCGCCTGATCTTCTCCTTCAGCGATCAGCAGAACGTCTACCGTGACACGACCCTCGCGGTCGACGAGGATGGGCAGGCCACGCGCCAGTCCTACTACCGGGCCCGCACCGTGCAGATCATCGCCACGACGCACTTCGATACCGCGGCGCGGATCTCCGAGCGCCGCAGCTTCGAAGAGCTTGCAGGGGCCGCAGTCATCCGCCTCGCCCTCGGGCGCGCGGCGCGCACGCTGATGCCCGGCGAGACCCTCACGGTCGACGGGTTCGATGAAGTCCTGCGCGTGACCGAGACGAAGCACGACCCGCTGTCGGGCCAAGTCGACGTCACCTTGATGACCGACTTCTACGGCGCCCCACTGTCGGATTTCGTCACGAACCCTGGCATCGGCGCCGGCGCGGGCAACCCCGTCGTTCCCGATCCCGCCTTCAAGATCGTCGAGATCCCTGAGATTCTCACGGGCGCCGGCGGCCCGCAGACTGCCCTCGTGCTCACGATCCGTGCGCACGCGCAGATCTCCGCGCACAACATCCACATCTCGGGCGACAATATCACCTACACCCTCTACGGCCAGGATGTAACGGTCGTCACGGGCGGCACCCTCCTGGAAGCGCTCGACATCGGGAGCCCGATGGAGGTAGCGCAGGGCCCAACCTTCACCGTGCTCGGTCCGGACATCGCCTCGGCCATCGACCTGTCGACCGACAACACGAGCTGGCGCGGAGGCCGGCAGCTCGCCGTGTTCGTGCACCAAACGACGCGGCAGGTGATGATCGCCTACCTGAAGAAAGTCACCGCGATCAGCGGCACGACCTACCGGCTCGACGGCCTGATCCTCAACCGCTACGACACCCGCCCCCTGACGTTTCCCGTCGGCGCGCAGGTGTTCATCCTTCAGAACGATGACGGGCTTGGGATCCAGGATCCGCTCGTGGCGCCCCAGGTCAACTTCTACGCGAAGCCCGAGCCGGTCGGAATTGGCACCATCCCGCTGTCGCAGATCGCGCCCGAGGCCGTCGTGCTCTACGGGAAGGGTGTGCGCCCCGTCACCATCTCGGGCATCCGCCTGAACACGGGCTCGAATGTGGTTGGCCCGGGCACGGCGAACTGGACGGACCTGACCTACAAGGCCTCCGGATCCTCGCCGGCAGATGATCTGGTCATCCGCTGGGCCTACTCCACTCCGCAGACGACGGGCTCCGGCGCAGGTATCTTTGGCTGGGGCGCGATCGTCGCAGATGCCCCTAACGAAGGCGCCTTCGTGGTCGAGATTCTGAACAGCAGTGACGTTGTGGTCCGCACGATCCCCTTGCAGCTCACCCCGACGTATACTTACCTTCGAGCTGATCGACTGGCCGACTTCGGCGCCTCCGAGCCCTCCCTCTTCAAGGTGCGGGTCACGCAGCGCAGGGGCGGGTTCTTCTCCAACGCAGTCACTCAGACCATCACCCGAGTCACCTGACATGGCACGCTACGCACGACAAATCCCGAACGCTGGCGAGGCGGCTTGGGACACCAAGATCAACGACAACGACCAGAACGTCTTCGACCGGCCTCTCCCGCTCGTCAAGCACGCTGGCGACCTCGCCTCGCTCCAGAGCACCTTCGCCGCCAACCAATACGATCAGGCCATCGCGATCTGCCAGTATTCGAGCACGGCCGGCGACGGGCTGATCTTCGCCGTGTCGGATGGAACGGCGTGGCGAGCGCTCTCCGGCTGGCAGCTCTCACAGCGCTGGATCCTGACCGAGAACCCGTCGTCGCCGCTGACGATGGACAACTCCCACGACTTCATTTACAAGTCGGGGAACTCGGGGATCACCGTGAACCTCCAGGCCATCGCCGGCTCGAACCGCGGGCGCATGATCTTGTTCAAGAACAAGGCCGGCGTCTCCAACAACCTCACCATCAACCCTAACGGCGCCGACACGATCGACGGCGCCGCTTCTCTCGTTCTGACCCCTGGCCAGTCCGCGCGGCTCGTGTCGAGCGGCTCGGGTGACTGGCTCGTGATGTAATCCCATGGCCAACGCTCTCTACGACTCCTACGTCAATTCCTACATGACCCAGGCGGCCAATCAGGTCGACCTGGACGCCGACGACATCCGCGCGATTCTCGTCGACGGCGCCGACTACACGCCGAACATGGCGACGCACGACTTCCTCGATGACGTCCCGATGGCGGCCCGCGTGGCGATCTCGGCGCTCGCCAACAAGACGGTCACGGGGCGCGTGTTCGACGCGGACGACACCACGTTCTCGAACGTCAGCGGTGACCAGTTCGAGTATGTGATCCTCTACAAACACACGGGCACCGAGAGCACGTCCCGGTTGATCGCGCTCTTCGACACCGCAACCGGACTGCCGATGACGCCCTCGGGCTCGGACATCATCGCCCAGTGGGACAACGGGGCCAACAAGATCTTCCGGCTGTGAGGCGCATCATCATCCTGGAGGCTGTGTCGGGCTCGGCCCAGGGCTACCGCTACATCTTGTGGGCGGCGGTTCCTGCGGCCCGACAGCCTTTCTACGCCAACCCGGATTTCGAGAGCGCCTGGAAGGTCGGCCTCGCGGGCGGCCTGACGATCACGCAAGGCGAGATCGATGCACTCCGAAACGGCAGCGTCGTGGAGAGGGTCGAGCACTTCAACAACGCCACGGCCTTGACGCTGGCACAGGTCAAGTCTCAGCTCGAAGACCGCTGGAACGAGTTCCAAACCTACGTCACCAACCACAACCCCTGGGATCGCTACGGATCGACGTGGGATGACACGCCGAGCTGGACCAACGGAGGAGTCTAATGGCCGACCTCAAACAAGCATTCGGATCCAGCACCGCGATCACCTGCTCGCTGGCCTCCAAGACGTCCGGCTCGTCCCGCGAGAGCACGGCGATCGACAACACGTCGAACCTCTTCCTCGACGTGCTGGTCTACCTTGCGGTGAAGCTCCAGACCGGCACGCCCGCGGGCGACAAGGCGGTCTACGTCTACGTCTACGGCAGTGAAGACGGAACGAACTACACCGACAACGCGACCGGCTCGGATGCCAATATCACCTTGCGGCAGCCGACCAACCTGCGCCCGTTGGGCGTGATCTCGACGCCGGACAGTGGCGGCCTGACCTACAAGTCGGGCCCGATGTCGCTGGCGGCTGCGTTCGGTGGCGTCATCCCGCGCAAGTGGGGCATCGTGGTCCTCAACTCAACCGGCGTCACCCTCTCGGCCACCGAGGGCGATCACGCCAAATCCTACACGGGCGTCTATTACCAGACGGTGTAATCATGTGGACGATTCCAGACAAGGGTGAGGGGCAGGACAACCGGCAGTCGACCATGTTCCAGGAATACCTGGACGTGCTGGTCGACGGGATCCGCGGTCTGAACTGCGTCCTCTCTGGCTGCGACGTGACGGCCCAAGGCTCTCCGGATATGACCTGCGCCGTGGCGAAGGGGGCCATCCTGACGAATGGGATCCTCAAGCCGATCACGGCGGGCAACGTCACGATCACGACGGCCGATTCGACCTATCCGCGCATCGATCTCGTTGTTGCGGATAGCTCGGCCGTGAAAACCGTTCGTGCTGGCACTCCTGCGGCGCACCCGAAGCCTCCCGCCCGCTCGACGAACGATGTCGTCCTGGCCTACGTCTGGGTCCCTGCTGGCGACACTACGATCTCCTCGAATCAGATCGTGGATCTGCGCGTCCTGCGCGACCATGGCTCGGTCGTGCTCTACCGCACGACGACGCCGGAGGCCACGAACAACACGAGCGGCGCGATCGAGGCCCTCGACAAGGCGAACTCCGGGGTCAGCATCCCTGCTGGCCTCTTCCTGAACAAGCGCATCCTGCGTGTCCGCCTGGGCGGCAACATGCTGCTCAACAACGGATCGCCGACGGTGCGCTTCGCTGTGCTGTTCGGCGGCACGACGATGTATTCGGACATCAGCGGCGCGGGCACGGCTGATACTGACCGCCGCGCATGGTTCGTGGATTTCGACATCGTGGCCCAGGCCAGCAACGATCAGTCCGTGATCGGCCATGCGCAATTCCAAGATCCGGGCACTATCGCCACGGCCCCGACTACGGGCATCGGCGACGTCTGGGGTGTGGCTTCGGTCGGCGAAGGGCCGACGCCCTTCACAGGCTCTTCGGCTGTCGATGCGGACGCCGCGGACCGCAAGATCCAAGTGCAGATTACGTTCAGTGTGGCCAACGCGAACAACGAGTTGGTCGTCGAGAGTGCGAGCGTAGAGCTGATCTAACATGGCTGGCCTTGTCGTAGGGTCCGGCTTCCCGAGCTTCGTCGGTGAAGCAGAAGTCGGAGGCCAGGGAGCCGAACCGACGGTTGGCGGACTGGTTCGACACCGCGTCGACTACACCAAGATCCGGCCCGACTCGACCCTGAAGCACGGCCTGCTGGCGTTCTTTCCGCTCATGGACGTGGGGTTCCACCCGGCCCAGATCCATCAATGGTCGCCGGTCGGGTCCGAAGGGCAGAGCCCTGACTACATCTGGAACCTCGGGCGCCAGATCACGATCCGGCCCGGAGGGCGCGCGGCCACGCGCATCACCGACCCGACCACGACCCTTGATCTTCGGGACGCGATTTTTGCAGGTGACCCTGACCAAGGCTCGTTGAGCATCTGGTTTCGAGTCCCTGTGGCCGAAGACTCGGACTTGCCGGTCATTCGACTTGGTTCGGATACTGATACTTGCGTCCTCTTCACTCTAAGCCTTGATGGGCGCGTAGGCATCTTTCATACCGAGACTGGGGCCCTTCAGTCTTGGCAGGTGACTGATGGTGTGAATGCCGTTGACGGCAACTGGCACCATGTTGTCTGGTCTTCGAACGGCTCGGCTTGGCGCGTCGTATTCGACGGTGTGGAAAAGGGTCTCACTGCCATCTTCGGATCGAACACGGGCGCATGGGCCAGCGACCTTGCAGGTGTAGGAGGCTCTGCCGCCGGCAGTGCTTTGGTCGCCCGGATCGATACTAATTTCGAGATCGACGTCAGCGACTTTGGGATCTGGAATCGGGAACTGGGCCTGACCGAGGCTCGGCAGCTCTTCATCGAGCCCGACGCGATTTTTGCTCGCACGCAGAGGCGCGCGATGATCCTCGATCGCTACCGGATGCACCCGCCGGGCATCGCCAGCCTGGAAGCGTTCGGCACTCCCGAACTGGCCCACGTCCTCAAGTTCACGGGCCTCGCCAGTGCGGAAGCGTTCGGAACGCATGAGCTAGTCCATGTCCTGAAGCCCTCGGGGATCGCGAGTGCTGCCGCTCTCGGCTCGCTCAACGTCGCGAACCTCCTGAGCATGGTGGGCATCGCGAGCACCTCGGCGCTCGGATCCCTCGAACTCGCGCTCGTCCTGAAGCCGACCGGCATCGGCAGCGCGGAGGCCCTGGGCACGCCCGAGCTGGCGCACCTGCTGAAGATCGGCGCCGGCATCGCCTCGGGAGAAGCCCTCGGCCTCCCCGAGCTGGCGCACCTGCTGAAGCTCACCGGCATCGCGAGTGTCTCCGCGCTCGGCACGCCCGAGCTGGCGCACCTGCTCAAGGTCACCGGCATCCCCTCCGCCGAAGCCCTCGGGCTCGCGGAGCTGATCCACAAGCTCAAGCCGACCGGCATCGGCAGCGCGGAGGCCCTGGGCACGCCCGGGCTCGCACAGGACGCAATGCTGGGGATGGCCGGCATCGCAAGCGCCTCCGCGCTCGGCACTCCCGAGCTGGCCGGCGTCCTCAAGCTCTCCGGCATCGCTAGTGCCGAACAGCTCGGCACGATCTCGCTTAAGCGCCTGCTGGAGATGCTGGGCATCCCCAGCGCAGCGGCTCTCGGAACGCCGACTCTCTCCTTCCCCTCGGCCGTCTCGATTGTCGGCCTCGTCGTGCGCTCCACGCTCGGCCGCGTCAACGCCGAGACGCCGATCGGTGTTACCATCAACGTGTTCACGCAGCGCGGTCACCTCCGCGAGAAGTCGCAACTCGGCGACAATCTCGCGGGCGACTCGCCGATCGGCGGCCTCGACATCAACAGCCAAATCTAATCATGTTCCTCTTCCTCAACGACTTCGGCATCGACATCTTCCTGACCGTCACCGATCAAGACTGCGCCGCGGTCTCGGTCGTCGCGACCACTGCGCGCGAGTTCGAGTTCCGCAAGCCGGACGGAACGCTCGTCACCAAGACCGCGGTCTTCGTCACCGACGGGTCCGACGGGCGCCTGAAATACACGATCGAGTCCGGGCTCCTGAACATGGTCGGGACCTGGAGCGTCCGCGTCAAGCTCACGAACGGCGCCTCTGCGGTCTACCGCGGCGCCGAGGTCCAGTTCTCCGTCCGCAACTAGCCGCGCTCGATCCGGATCGGGCGCACGCGCGTGCGGCAGCCGAAGTGGTAGGGCGGCAGGCCGACCCGGCGGAAGAACATCTCGAACTGGAGTTCGTTCCCGCGGCGCGCGACGTCGGAGTCGAGGAAGGGCCAGATCTCGCGCAGCGACTCCCCTTGCAGCCCGGTCTGAGTGAGGGCCTGGAGCTGCGGCCGGATGCGGGACATGGGGATGATGCGCCCGTGGACCCAGCGGCAGAAGGCCGTGGTCCGGCCGTCCCCGGCCTTGCCGCCGACCGCAAGTGCCTGGAAGGCCCGGATGCCTCCTCCGGTCGCTGCCTCGACCGCTGCGACGTTCTGCTGGAGGTAGGCCCAAGCGTCCATGGAGGCCAGAACAGCGGCGCTGGGGACGAGGATGTCTTCGAGTTCGGCCTGGAACTGCTGCCCCGACATCGCGCTATCCCCGGCCGCCTGGGCCAGCGTGGCGCCGGCCTCGCGGGCGGGGGCCGAGGTCAGGTAGGTCTGGAGAAGCTCGCGCAGGCGGGGCTCCTGCCCGATCACGGTCTCCCGCAAGAGGGCATCGAGCTGGCCGACGGCCGCTTGGCGCAGGAGGTCCGCCTGGGGGCCCTCGAAGGGGAGCCCAACCTCCCGGGCCCCGAAGGCGAA